AGGATAACATGACAGGTGACTGGATGAACTACTGTCGCATCATGGGAGACATGAACGAGGAGAATACTGGCATTGATACGATCTGTATGTTCGACCCTAGTGGTGGCCCGTACATAGCTGTTGGTAGTCTCGTTGATGGTAAGCCTATCACAAAGATCTATCCACAGGATGATACGTACTACGTGGAGGTGAGTGAGCTAAAGGAGCTAGAGAAGTGAAAACAATCACAGCACAAGAACTAAATATAATTCTAGAAGATCATAAGAAGTGGTTAATAGGTCATTCATCAGGTAAACGGGCCAATCTTAGGGGTGCTAATCTTAGGGATGCTGATCTTAGGGATGCTGATCTTATTGGTGTCAATCTTAGTTATGCTGATCTTAGGGATGCTGATCTTATTGGTATCAATCTTAGGGGTGCTAATCTTAGTTATGCTGATCTTAGGGATGCTGATCTTATTGGTATCAATCTTAGTTATGCCAATCTTAGTGGTGCTAATCTTAGTGGTGCTAATCTTAGTTATGCCAATCTTAGTGGTGCTAATCTTAGTTATGCCAATCTTATTGGTGCCAATATTCGCTATGTTATAGGCAATGGGATGGAGATCAAGACAATCCAAACTGACACATGGGCTATTACATATACAAGTGAAACGATGTCTATAGGTTTTCAACAACACACACTAAAAGAATGGTTTGGCTTTAATGAAAAACAAATCAAAGACATGGGAAAAAGAGAACTTGAGTTTTGGACTAAGTGGAAGCCTATTCTTGAGGCAATCGGTGTATTTGAGGAGCTAGAGAAATGGCGCATAAAACCAAAGAAGCCTGTCGATCTGTCAGTGTTGATTGATTCTAGTATCGACTGCGAGTTTTGGGACGATGCTGACCAGAAGTTTCCTGTCATAGGTAAGCTGACAGAGCTAGGCAATCCCTGTATCTCTTATAAGTACGTTGACGTAGACGGTATGGACTATAAATATTGCCGACCCCGCATGAATCACGTACACGCATGGCAGGGTGGTGAGTGTCCTTTGCCTGACGGCTTAAGGGTGAAGGTGTTTTACCAAAACCCTCATATCGAACCTGCGATATATGAAGTAGGTAGCTATAACTTAACTTGGCATTGGTACGGAACTGAGTCAGACATCATAGCATTTGAGGTAGTAGGTTTAGTAGATGGTTATTGCTGGCCTTGGGAGATGGAGTGATGCTTAAATTAAGCAAAGCTAACTGGTATGTATTTCATGTGACGTTGAACTTTATATTACTAGGACTAGTGGTATATCAATCAGTGTACGGAGGTGAGTAATGAAAGAAGTTAATGCAAGATTAGAACAGTGGACTAAGTCCGCAACTCATAAAGGTCAGTTTATCATCTGGGGAGATATAAATGAGGACACACAAGGACGTTGGATGGATGGCACACGAATCCACACGTCTGGTATAAAGGATCGAGAAGTTAAAGAAGGTGATATTGTAGAGACTCGTAACAGTGTCTACTTACTCGGACAGCAGCGTGTTGACCAAAGTCCCGATGAGGATAAGGATGATGAGGACTTCTTGTTGAGGTACTCGGATTTCTTTATAGTATGAGTAAAGTATGGGTACTTTAAGTACCTAAATAAGAGTTAATGTAGCTTATTGTATACATTAAGGGGTGGATGTACAGAATGAAGAACTTAAGTTGAACTTTAGTATTACATACTTTTATATAGGAAAAGAGAGGAAGAACTATGAATGATCAGCAAGAAGAATCATCTGTGTTGAATGTAGACATTGAAGATAAAGACAGGGACGCTTTCATCTCTTTAGGGATACGTCTAGCAATACTACAGGGTATATATGATTGTACCTACACAGAGATATATAAAGTATTAGAAGAAAAGTTTAAACACCGTAAGGTAGTCGTGGAGGACGAGGGAGAAACTAATGACACAGATTAAAGTAGAGTTAGTAGACAGTTGCTGCACTGACTTAGACACAGTGAATGCAGCACGTGTATCCTTTGATAAGGAGAGTGAGTGGATTGACAACCCATTTAAGAACAATAAGGCTGACTGCTTACATGCGGACGATGTAAAGCTAATCAAATACCTAGCCTCACACAAGCACATGACACCATTCCGTCATAACTTTGTTAAGCTACGGGTCAAGGCTCCTATCTTCCTAGCAGCGCAGTTGAAGAAGCATCAGGCTGGCCTTAGTTGGAATGAAGTAAGTCGTCGCTATGTGTCTAGTGAGCCTGAGTTCTATGTACCGGAGGTGTGGCGAGGTAAGTCAGAGGGTTCTATTAAGCAGGGTAGTGCTGGCGTGGTAGAGGAATTAGTGATTTATTCAGTAGGAGATGACGATTATAAAGAGCCTATCGATGAAGTATATAAAGACTCGCTTGAGGAATCCTTTTGGGTTTACCAGAGGATGTTAGAGAATGGAGTAGCCCCAGAGATGGCACGTATGGTTCTACCACAGAGCATGATGACTGAGTGGATCTGGTCGGGTAACTTACTGGCCTTTGCTCATGTGTACAAAGAACGTATTGCCAATGGTGCACAGCAGGAAGCACAGGACTTTGCTCAACAACTTAATGAAGCCATCGGGGATCTAGCACCTGTTAGCTGGAAAGCATTAACTAATGGCTAGTTCAAGTAAACGTAAAGGGTCTGTCAAGACAGTAGAGTGGTGGAAACACTTAAGAAAACGAAAGCGTTGTCAGAATAGACGTGTACGTAATGATGGTAAGAAACAGATAGAGGAGCGTGAAGATGGGTAGTGGAACAGATAACATAGACGAACTACTGGAAACCCGTAGTGTATTCTTTACATTACAAGAGCTGGCTAATTTCTATACGGCAGCAGCAGAGGAAGGAGCAGAGGTTTGGGTGTATGACGTCACTTATGGGTGGTGTGAATCAGATAATAGTCCTCATATGTTAAGCGACCCTAAGCATTGGGACGTCAGAAAGCCTAAGCATTGGTTCGACAACATACCTGAAGAGGGTATCATATGTTGGGTATGGGATAGTCATAAAGTAATCAAAACTCTTCAAGTCATACATGAGTTTAATCCAGAGGGTACATGGCCTTTCTATGATAGGGGTGCAGATTGTGGGTGGCAGTATGCCCAACCAGTTAAACCAGAGGAGTGCTATCAGCCATGATGTTTATGAAACACTTTGAAGAGATCATGCAAGGCTTTAAGTGTGACTTCAACACAGCATTGCAACTGTACCAACGTGGTACTAGCTGGGAGGATTAAATGTTAATAGATATAGAAACTGAACAGACTATTGAGCTAAGCCTTGATCAAGTAGAAGAGGTACTAAACAAGAGGTTAGTACAATTACTGTATCAACTAGACGAGCCTGATGATTTTGGGCTTGAAGCTTGGGATGCTGCTTACTTACAAGACAGTCTGTTAGATGTTCTTTCTTTGACAGTAACAGAGGAAGATTATAAAGAAATATGGAGAGAACGTCATGGGATTTGTAAAGACACACCTACCATGTGATGATTGTGGAAGCAGTGACGGTAGATCAGTAGATGATAAAGGCTGGTCACATTGCTTTGTATGTGAATCTAGAACGAAGGAGGCAGGAGACATGACAACTAAATCAGTTGGTAATGCAGTAGATAACTTTGATCGATTAAAGAATCAACTTGTCAATGATGGATACAAGTCCGTAGTGCAGCGTGGTATTTCGAGTGATACCTGTAAGACGTATAAGGCACAGCTCCAAGGCACTACTATGGTGTTTGGTTATCATGACAAGGAAGGTTACTTAGTAGGGGCTAAGGTACGAACAGAGGATAAAGAGTTCCGTACCAAAGGAAACTGGCCAGAGACTGTGTTGTTTGGACAGAATCTATTCTCTAAAGGTGGTAAGTATATTACTATCACTGAAGGAGAGTATGATGCAATGGCTGCTTATCAGATGCTAGGGTCTAAGTATCCAGTGGTGTCTATAAAGAATGGTAGCTCAGGTGCCTTTAAGGACTGTCGTACAGCTTACGAGTATCTCGATAGCTTTGACACGATAGTAGTCTGCTTTGATTCAGATGAGGCTGGTATGAAAGCTAGCAACCAAGTGGCTGAATTGTTTGGTGGTAAGACAAAGATTGTTAAACATTCAAAGGATAACAAAGATGCAAATGACTATCTTAAATTTGATAAAACAAAAGAATTCGTCGATCGCTGGTGGTCGGCAGAGAGATTTGTTCCCGATGGAATTGTGGCTGGCTCGTCTCTCTGGGAAGAAGTTAACAAACCTATCGCCCCAGCAGACTGCCTCTATCCTTATGCAGGACTTAACAAACTCACATACGGTATCAGACACGGGGAGTTGGTCACAGTTACGGCTGGATCTGGGTTAGGTAAGAGTCAGTTCATGCGTGAGATTATATGGCAGGCTATCTCTACGACTGAAGATAATATAGGCATACTATTTCTTGAAGAGTCTATCAAGAAAGCAGCTCTTTCTCTAATGAGTCTTGCTGCTAACAAGCCTTTACATTTACCAGACACAGAGGCTACAGATGAAGAACGCTGGGACGCTTTCAACGCTACTCTTGGTACTGATAGGGTATTTCTGTTTGACCACTTTGGTTCTACTGGGGTGGATAATATTGTTAGTCGTGTTCGTTATATGGCAAAGGGACTTGGGTGTAAGTACATTGTTCTTGATCACGTTTCTATCATCGTGTCTGCTCAGTCTAATGGTGACGAACGTAAAGCTATTGACGAGATCATGACCAAGCTACGTATGTTGGTACAAGAGACAGGCATTGCTTTGTTTGTTGTATCTCATCTCAAGCGACCTGATAGTAAAGGACATGAGGAAGGAGCAGCAACAAGTCTAGCACAACTACGTGGGTCAGGTTCTATCGCACAGCTCAGTGATATGGTACTAGGTCTTGAACGTAATGGTCAACATGATGATGAGAAAGAACGGAACACTACACATGTACGTGTACTGAAGAACCGTTTCGCTGGTATTACAGGTAAGGCATGTCAGTTGCTATACACTCATGAGACTGGTAGAATGCATGAGCGAGAAGAGGAGGACGAGCTATGAGTAGAATAGGTAATTATATATTGGAGAAGATGGAAAATGCTGACACTGGATATAGAAACAACTTCAAAGATGGATCACATTTGGTGCGCTGGTATTCAATATGGTTACGAGAATCGACAAAGAGTCTTGGTAAATCCGATGCAACTCGAACAGCATATCAAGAGTACGAACTGTGTAGTAGGTCACAACATCATAGCCTTCGACGCTCCAAAGATCAAAGAGTATTGGCATGTTAGTATACCTGACTCCTGTCTACGAGACACCTTGCTCATGTCTAGGTTGTGGAACCCTAGGTTAATAGAGGGTCATTCATTAGCAGCATGGGGTGACAGACTAGGTTATCCTAAGATTGTCTTTGATGATTATGATGGCGGTCTTACTGAAGGCATGAAGACCTACTGTAAGATGGATGTAGAGATAACAGCTAAGTTAGAGAAGTATCTTACCAGACATCTAGAGAAGGACGGCTTCAGTGAACAGTCTATTGAACTTGAACATAAAGTAGCAGTGATTGTTGCCCAGCAAGAACGTAATGGATTCAAGCTAGACTTAGAAAGAGCTAATCAATTATTAACTGACCTGATGCGGAGGATGAATGAAATCGAACGAGACGTGCAAGAAGTCTTTCCTCCCTTGGTGGAGAAGAGAGTCTCAGAGAAAACAGGAAAACCTCTCAAGGATAAAGTCACAGTCTTTAACCTCGGAAGCAGGAAACAAATTGCAGAACGATTGCAATCAGTCGGTGTTAAGTTCAAAGAGAGAACAGAGAAAGGCAATATCATAGTCAATGAGAAGACGCTGAAAGGTATTGACATACCAGAAGCTAAACTGATTGGTGAATACCTGATGCTTCAGAAGCGAGTCTCTCAGATTGATAGCTGGGTTAACAACGTAGGTTCTGATGGTCGAATGCATGGTCGTGTTATAACTAATGGGGCTGTGTCTGGAAGGATGACACATCAGAGTCCTAACATGGCACAAGTGCCTGCTGCTAAGAAAGACAAGAAGACTGGCGAGTTGTTATGGGGAGCTGCTAGTTCTTTTGGTACTGACTGTCGAGCTTGTTGGGTAGTGGAAGAAGGTAATATGTTAGTAGGGATAGACGCTGCTGGTTTAGAGTTACGAATGCTTGCACACTTCATGAATGACCCTGAGTATACTAAGCAAGTCTTAGAAGGAGATATACATACATACAATCAAAACATGGCTGGTCTATCTACACGTGACCAAGCTAAGACTTTCATATACGCTCTGATTTATGGCGGAGGTGCTGCTAAGATAGGAGAGATAGCAGGAGGCTCAGCGCGTACAGGTCAGAACCTCGTGGCTAAGTTCATGAAGAACCTACCAGCTTACGCTAAGTTAAAGAAACGAGTCTTGACACATATGCGTAAGTATGGTACATTAGGAGGACTGGATGGGAGAAGGCTTCGAGTGGAGTCAGAACATTCAGCATTAAATTTTCTTTTGCAGTCTGCTGGTGCTGTTGTTATGAAGCAAGCACTAGTCATACTGGATAAGAAACTCATTGATCATAACATATGGTACAAGTTTGTAGCTAATGTGCATGATGAATGGCAGATCGAAACCACCAAAGCAGATGCTGAGTTGGTCGGTCAATTAGGATGCCAAGCTATTGAAGAAGCTGGTGTCTATTTTAAAATGAATTGCCCTTTAGCTGGTGACTACAATGTTGGTACCACTTGGGCAGAGACTCACTAGAGTTTCCCTAGGAAACTTTGCAATTAGGTCTAGTGAATAATCTTATATTAAGAGGAAAAATCCATGCAACACGAATCTTTGAAAATTACCGCGACTGCTTTCTGGTTCTCATTCCTAGAGAAGAATGAAATGTCTGAGAAGTATCAAGTAGATATTAGCCAGTTAGCTGAAGCACAGGTGGATCGTTTAGAATCTATGGGTGTTAATGTCAAGAACAAAGGCGATGATCGTGGTTACTTTGTAACTGCTAAGTCTTCCAAGTTTG